CTGATGTGGCCGCTAAGGCCACATGCTTGGCATTCGTGCCTCGCGACGCTGATGTGGAGGGTGAGATGCTGTTCGCAGAACCCGAGGTCCGGGCACAGGTTGACTTGATGAAGCCTGTAACTGGACTGATCGACCGGGTTTGGGCGTGGTGGAAGGGCCATGCCCCTCGCATCACGTTCGAGGCCGAGTAGGGGTGCCTTTTACCCCTGTCAGGGATGGAGGAGGAGCCCGTTGCCAAGTGCGACGGTGTAACCCATCACCTCGACATGGGGGGCAAGGTGCCCTCTCGGCAGATCTACTATGCGTCGGACCATTGCGTGGGTCCTGGCGGCGTCCGCTGCTATAATGCGTCTACGAACAACGCATTGGCAGCGGTCGTGGGGCGCATATTGACGGTTAAGGCTGTGGGGGGGGGAGTGGCCAAGCCCCCCAAGCCCGCTCCTCAGGCGATGCGACGATTGGAAGTCGCTGGCAAGCAACTCGATAAGTACATCAAGCATCCCCTCCGTATGTCTGTTTTGGACTTCCCAAAACGTTACACGGGGCAGAAGCGCGTGATGTACGAGAAAGCTGCTGCCACATACCTCCAACGCCCGCTCACCAAGAGGGACGCTCACGTCAAGCCATTCCCGAAGAGGGAACTCGTGGAGAAGGGCCCCCCCAGGCTCATCAACCCCAGATCCCCTGAGTACAACGTCGCCCTTGGGAGCTTCCTCGCGCCAGCAGAGCATGAAATTTATCGTGCCCTTCAGCGCATGTGGGGAGTTCGCTTCGGAAGCGTGGGACCGGTGGCTGCCAAGGGCTTAAATGCCGAGCAGCTGGCCGGTGTTGTGCGAAGGAAGGCTGAGCGGTTCGTGAAGCCAGGGTACGTGGCGAGTGACGCCAGTAGGTTTGACCAGCATGTGTCTAAACCGGCCCTGAGGATTGAGCACAGGCGGTACTTGAATATGTACAACATGGACAAGGAGCTGCAAATGCTGCTCAGGTGGCAGGAGACCAATGAGGGGGTTGGTTTCATGCCGGATGGGAAGGTTGGTTACCGCGTGGACGGTGTCAGGATGTCTGGGGACTTCAATACAAGCCTCGGGAACATCATCCTTATGCTGCTCATGATGTACTGCCTTCTTGACGACCTGGGTATTGAGAAGGCCGATGCCATCGACAATGGAGATGACATTGGTGTCATGTTGGAGGCCGCAGATGTTGACAGGTATCGCGCCGCGTTGCCTGAATACTTCTTGCGGTTTGGCTTCAACATGGTGACCGAGCCGACCGTATGGGACGTGCGCCACTTGGAGTTTTGCCAAATGCGCGCCCTTTGCATCGATGGGAGGGACATTATGGTGCGCAATCCAGCTCGCGCTGTGCGGAGAGACACTGTCTTTTTGCACGACATGCGCTCGAAGCGTGTTGCGCGCACCATCATCAACTCCCGGGGTGTGGGCGGACTGAGCATGTACTGGAATGTACCGGTGCTCGGCGCCCTATATGAGTCCATGGCTCGTGTCGATCCTGGGCGCAAGGCCAAAGTCAGGGACTCCGGGGCGGTGCACTACTGGTCAACTGGGCGAAAGCACAGATACCAGGAGCCTAGTGCGGGCGCCCGCGTTGAGTTCTGGGAGGGCTTTGGAATCATGCCG